TTGACTGATACCTAATTTATGGAAGACACCATCGATACCTCCTCCGAGCAGAGTCTGCTCGACACAGGAGCCGACAGCACCAACGCCGCAGCGCCCGCCGCTTCGGAGACGACCACCACCACCGCGCAACCCTCAACTCCCTCGACCGGCTGGGTCAACCCGGACGGCACATTCGGAGAAGGATGGACGAACAACCTCCCCGAGGATTCCGCCGCCTACAAGGACACGCTCGCGAAATACAAGAGCGTTCCCGACATGGCGAAGGCGCTCGCGAATGCGAATGCGCTGATCGGGAAAAAGCTCGGCGTTCCCAACGAGAAATCCTCGCCCGAGGAACACGCCGCTTTCCGCCGTGCGATGGGCGTTCCCGAGTCGCTGGAGGAATACAAGTTCGCTCCCGAGGCTTTGCCCGAAGGCATGACATGGAGCGACGACATGGCCAAGCCCTATGCCGAGATCGCCCACAAGCACGGCATCCCGCCATCGGCCATGAAGGAACTCGTCACGCAACACGCGAAGACCGAGATGTTCAAATTGGAGGCGATCCAAGCCACCTACGAGAAGCAGCGCACCGAGGCCGTGCAGACGCTTCAGAAGGAGTGGGGAAATGATTTCGGAAAGAACATCGGACTCGCCAAGCAGGCCGCGAAGATCGCGGGAGTGGATGCAAACTCGCATGGATTTTCCGATCCCGAAGTCGTGCGTGGATTCGTTCGCATGGCGCAAATGATGAGCGAGGACAAGGTCGGTCGCTCGATGGGCGGCACAGAGTTTATGACCGGCGCGGCCCGCGCCAAGGACATCATGTCGAACCCCGACAACACTTGGCACAAGCGATACATGGATGGCGACCGCGAAGCCGCCGCGCTCGTCACCTCCCTGCTCAAGCAGGGATGAAAAACTGCGGGGTAGTGAAGAGGCATCACACCAGTTTCATAATCTGGAATCCCGAGTTCGATTCTCGGCCCCGCTAATTTTTGACTGATACCTCGGAGTGTGCTACACACTCCTTCGTCAGAGCAGACACCTCCTTTGTGAGCCTGCTCCCTAATACCCGCCGCCGCTGACCCCAATTGGGACACTCGGAAAAGCGAAGGGAGCAGAACAAACCATCAGTTTCGACTGATACCAACTCACCACAAACCAAAGGAGCCAAAATGGCAAATCTCAATGGTGTTCTGACGAACATCCCCGACCACTTCACAACCCAGTTCGATAGCAACTGGAAGCACCTCGTTCAGCAAAAGAACAGCAAGCTGAAAGAATATGTCACCCTCGATTCCATCGAAGGTAAGGAGAAATCCTACAATCAACTCGACGCAACCTCGATGACCCAGATCACGGATCGCTCACGCGACACCCGCATCTCTGATCAAGCGATGGCCAAGCGTTGGATTCGCCCGCTCAACTACGACTGCGCCAAACTCGTTGACGAGTTCGACGAGCAGTTCCTCGGCGAAGTTGTTCTTCCGACCAGCCCGATCATCCAATCGCACGGCGCAGCTTACGCTCGCACCTGCGACAAAATCATCATCGACGCTCTCGGCGGCACTGCCTTCACCGGCGCGACTGGCACAACGGCCACCGTCCTGCCAGCAGGCCAGAAGATCGCAGCCAACTATGTCGAGTCCGGCGCAGTCGCCAACTCCGGCCTCACCATCGCCAAACTCCGCGCAGCGAAGTTCCTTTTCGACAGCAACGAGGTTGACGAGGAAGAAGAGCGCATCATCGTGGTCTCAGCCAAGCAGCTTCAAGACCTGCTCCGTGACGATAAAATCACAAGCGCCGACTACAACACGGTTCGCGCCTTGGTGGACGGAAACTTGAACACCTTCATGGGTTTCAAATTCCGCCGCTCCCAGCAGTTGCCGCTGGCTACCGATATCCGCTCCTGCTTCGCGTATGTGAAGAGCGGCGTGATCCTCGCCGAGCGTGGTCTCAAGACCCACATGGATGTCCGGGCCGACCTCTCGCACTCCCTTCAAATCCGTTCCGTGGCCAGCCTCGCTGCCGTGCGTATGGAAGAGAAGAAAGTCGTCGAGATCGCCTGCGACGAAGTCCTCTAAGTTCCCGCACCCCGCTGGCAGACCGGGCTATGTCTGCCACCCACTTTTTCAATCTGTGATCTGACCGCTGCTCAATGACAGACATCCAAATCTGCAACCTCGCTCTCGCCCGCCTCGGTGATTCCCGCATCACCGCACTCACGGACGCGACCGCGCAGGCGCAGTATTGCTCTCTGTTCTACACGCAGACGGTCGAGGAACTCCAAGCCGAGTTCGATTGGCAATTCTGCCGCAAGCAGGTTTCCCTCACCAGCGGCACGGCCCCGCTCACCGGCTATTCCACGCAGTATGCCCTGCCCACTGACTTCATCCGGGCGATCCGCCTTGGCAATATCGACGCGAGCGAAAATTTCGGCACTTGGGAAATCGTCGGAACCAACCTCCACACGAACCTCACCTCTCCGGTCGCGCTCGACTACATCGCCAATATCACGACGACCACCTCGTTCCCGGCGATCTTCACCGAACTTCTTTCGATCAAACTCGCCGCCGTCCTTGCTATGCCGCTCACCGGCAGCAAGGACTTGTTCACCCAACTCGCCGAGGTCTACGGCGCGACATTGCAAAAGCCCGCTTTCCTCCACGCCACCGAGCGGGTCGGCAGGCAACGCACCGCCAACGCCATCGCCACGCAGGCCGACATTGTTCGCCTTGCAATCCTCAAGACCGGCACCGCCGATGGTTACAAACCCGGCGGTCAACCGGCGATCCTTGGGAATTCGTTCTACGACCAATCCCGCGACGAACTCCTTTCGGAATTCGATTGGGCATTCGCGAGGGCGACACCGGGGCTGACCGCTGATGTCACCCCACCCTACGGGTCGAACTACACGCAGAGGTTTCCGATCAGCAGTTCCATCCTCGCCATTCACCGGGTCAACGGCATTGCCAAATTTGAAAACTTCGGCGTGTGGGAAGTCGTTGGCGATTTCATCCACACCAATTTTACCACCCCGCTTTTACTCAACGCCACCGAGCGGGTCACCGATATCACCAAGTTCCCCGCGATCTTCATTGATCTCTTGGCAAACAAGATTGCCATGCGCCTTGCCATGACAAACGGCGATTCGGGACGCATGGAAATCCTCGCGAAGGAAACCGAATTCATTTTCCAAAAGCCTGGTTTCGCCAATGCCATCGAGCAACGCAGCGCCCCGGCCAGAACGACTGCCGCCTTGAGCGTCACCGAGATTTGCCGCCAAGCGATCCTGCGAATTGGCACCGTGGATTCGTTTAAACCTTTTGGGGAGCCAATGGTTCTGGTGCAGTCGCTTTACAATCACACGCTGGAAGAACTTCTTTCCGAACTCCCGTGGGCTTTTGCCAAAAAGCAAATCTCCGTTTCCGCCAACGCCACCGACCCGACCCAAGGTTACAGCAAACGCTATGCCTTGCCGACCGATTTCATTCAACTGCTTCGTGTAAACAACATCGACACAACCGAAAACTTCGGACAATGGGAAATTGTCGGTGGTTTTATCCATTCCGATCTCGGAGGCGGCTTTTCCGTTGGAGAGGAAGTCCAGTTCACCAACCTTCCCGCCGGTTCCAATTTGAGTTCCACGGCGACATATTTAATTAGCGCCAACCCTTCAAATACCACTTTCAACATTTCGGATGCAAATGGCAATGGGATCGCCCTTTCTAATACCTCAATCACCGCAAATGTGACCGAGGTTTCAAGCACCTCCGGGACTTTTACTGCAAAAATCTCCAGCTTGGTATCGGGAATATTCACTTACACTTCACCGCAAAACCTAAACATCAAGCTGGATTACACGGCCAATATCACCGATGTGGCGTTGTTCCCGGCCCCATTTGTCGAGGCGCTCATCGCCCGCATCACGACCAAAGTCGCGCTCCCGCTGACCGGCAATGCCGACATCGCCAATGCTATGGCAACCATTGCAGCGGAATCCCTCAACCGCCCAACCATCCAAGTCCTTGTCGAAAAATCATCCAAGCCCCGCGCCACATCCTCGGCCAACAGCGTTGTGGAAATTTGCCGCCAAGCCATTCTCCGGGTGGGCAGCGCCGATCAATTCAAGCCCTACGGGGAGCCAATGGTCATCGCTCAATCCCTTTACGAGCAAACGCGAAACGAGGTGCTGGCCGACTTCGATTGGCAATTCGCTCGCATTCAGTCCTCGATCACCGCAGACGCCACGCCGCCCGCTTTTGGTTACACGACACGCTACGCACTTCCAATCGGAACCCTCAAGGTGCTTCGCGTCAATGGCGTGGATGAAGATGAGAACTTTGGGAATTGGGAAATCGTCGGCGGTTTCCTGCACACAAATTACACGACCCCGGTCAAAATCGAGACAACCAAAATCATCGAAGATACCAAAAAATTCCCGCCGGTCTTCACCAATATGTTGACCGTCACACTCGCGTTCAAACTTTCCCAACTCTTGGAAATCCAAGTCGCCAAAAACTAAATGAAAACCGAGGACCTATTCAAGGAACTCCAGTTCCTCGCAGGCAAGCCCGCATTGAAAAATGCGGTCGAGGCCCGCGCCTCCTCGCGCCCATCCAGCACCCTCACCGAGGACGAACTTTGCCGCCAAGCAATCCTGCGCGTAGGAACAGCCGAGCAGTTCGGACCCTCCTCGCAGGCGATGCTTCTCGCCAAGTCGCTCTACCCACAGGTGCGCGACTCCCTCCTTCTCACCGGCTCATGGACTTGGGCGATGAAGTCCACCACGGTGGCCGAGAGCCTCCCGCGCCCGGAATACAAGTGGGCCTACCGCTACGCGATCCCGTCCGACTGCCTGCGCGTCTTCCGGGTGAACGATCAGGATTACGCCACCAGCGATGCGGCGTGGGAGGTCTCTGGCAACTTTGTCCTCTGCAATTCCGACTCCGGCGCTCCCGATTGGGTAGTCGGTCGAACTTACGAGGTCGACAATGTCGTCAGTAGCGGAGGGGCGGTTTATGTGTGCCGTGCTGCCAATACAAATAAACAACCCGGTATTTCAACAGGAATTCCTTCCGAGGAAAATTGGCAGTATTTAGGAGATGGCAGCAATAAAAGATTCGACACCACCTCAAGAACAAGCCTTTCGATTGTAAAATACACTAATTATTTTACAAGCAATATAGCGGGGCCAACATCTTATACATCATTCGCTTCAAACAACTATTCTCGATATGTATACGAGGGTCACAATGTTGCGCTTTTAGTTCCAGAAAACTATTCTTCCGCAAGTAACGATGCCGCCAATGTCAGAAAACTGACTCTTGCCTGCGACAATATCTATAATTTTTATTTTAAAATTACAGGCAAGGCACCTGTATTAAGTAAATCATTTAACAATAAAACGACTCTTGCTTTCTCTATTGATCCAACTTGCGGTTATGGTTGCGCTTTAGTTGGTTTTACGGGTCAAGAATTTGCAGTAAGTGCTTGGAGCAACATAAAGCAATTTATTGCCAACGATGAAATTGATACCGTTATCCCGTATGAATTTGGACGGAATTTCTGGTTTTATACAAACAAACTTGGGTATTTAGCGCAAGACATAATGGCGGGGGCTTTTGCAATCTACAATAGATTGCAAGCATTGAAATATGCAGGACTAAAAGGGGCGAGTTACAACGGAACTCCTTACTCTGTTTTTTATAGTGCTATCAAAAATCTTCTCTACACTTATGTAGAAGATAGCACCAAGAATTGGGACAACACTTTAAAAGTTGATGTTGGCGTTTCAAATTCTTTAGGATTAAGCGCAAGCGATCTTTTTGCTTCAATATGCTTGGATTTATCCTCCCGATTCCCGGCTTCGTTTGATGAAAATGTTTGGAAAATTTCCGAAACATTGCCAGATAGAACAACATCTCAAGATGCTGCTGACAATTTCATTATTGCTTCAAGCCGCGCAGTAAACCGCGATTTGCGAAGTTTATTTAGCTATTACAAGTTCAATATCACTTCGCGGGTAAACACGGAACTTTCCGCCTTGGGTCTGGCAGACTACAATCCTGTCCTTGAAAGCAATTCTTCATCAGATTATATCGTTACAATCAATGGAGTTACTCAATCGCCTCAAAGCTATTCTGTAAACAACATTGAACTGAATTTGCAGTCGCCTGCTCCTGCCAATAGCCAGATTGTCATTACAGCAAACTATCCACCATCCGGGTGGCAGACCGATTGGGATGTGTGGCTCGGCAGCGCCATCACGCTGGAATACATCCGCAAAACAACCGAGGTCACCCTCTTCGACTCCCTCTTCATCGACCTCCTCACGGCTAACCTCGCCGCAAAGCTCGCCGTTCCGCTGACCGGCGATGCGAACAAGGCTGCGCTCCTTTCCAAGGAAGTCGAGGTCTTGGGCAAAAACCCCGCCATGCGCCGGGACTCCACCGAGCGTAAGGGCCGCATCAAGCCAGCGTGGATGTCCTCGAAACTCGTCTCCTCCCGCAACGGCGGCGATGGCATCGAGGCGCAGGCCAAGGCAAGCGGATCGGGTGGCGGCGTCAGCTATCCCTCGCTCCTCGTCACCGTGGGATCGGTT